TGATAGGACCATTTGCAACAGCAACAGCTGAAGGAGCTGGTATGGTTGCAGACGTTGCTAAAGCTTTGGGATATTGTAGACCACCGGTTACTAAGGATCCAGATCCTTATAAACCAGTGGCTATTTCAAGCTTAGCATTGACTACAGTACCAGATCAGATGCAAAAGTTGACTGTTGATGATAAACAAGAGTTGTCCATTGATCCACGAATTTCAGGTTTGGGAGGTGCTGATCCTTTAAATATAGGTGAAATAGCCAAAAGGGAGTCTTATTTGACTTCATTTAATTGGAATATCGGTACGACTCCAGAAACTATGTTGTGGAATTGTCGTATTGATCCTAGTGTTTGGGCTGAAGATTCATTGACGCCTACAGGATATCACTTTCCCGCTTGTGCTATGGCATCTATGCCATTTAAGTACTGGACTGGGAAAATGAAATTTAGGTTTCAAATTGTATCATCAGCTTTTCATAAAGGCAGAATTAAGGTCGTTTACGATCCTAATTTCTTAATTGCCGCAGATGAATACAATGTCAATTATTTAGAAGTTATTGACATTGCAGACAAAAAGGATTTCACTATTGAAGTAGGTAATGGTCAGCCGACCACGTTATTGACACATACTGAACCTGGATTAGGTTCTGTTACGACTATGTATGGATCTACTACACTAATTTCCAAGGGACCAGGTAATGGTTTAATTGGAGTGTATGTAGTTAATGAGTTGACTACACCTAATTCAACAGTGAATAATGATATTGAAGTTAATGTTTACGTAAGTATGGGGGATGATTTTGAGGTATTTGTACCTACTGATAATTTCCAAAACTTCGTATTCAAACCACAAAGTGGTATGGAGCTTGCTCCTGATTGTGAGAACACACAGGAACCATCTGCACCCCAACAATCTACATCATCTGAAATTGGACCAGGATATACAAACCATGCATTAGTTAATAAAGTTTATACGGGTGAAGCTATTTCTAGTTTTAGAGCTTTGCTTAAACGTTACAATTTACATCAGAATTTAATATTTTCTGGTGGTTTTGGTAATTCAGTTCATTTTGGCAGAAGAAATATGTTTCCTTATTTAAGAGGACATGTAGCTGGTGCTGTCAATCAAACAAAATTTCCAACAAGTGCACCTGAGCCTTATAATTATTGTAACACTGTATTATTGCATTGGGTAACGTATGCTTTTTCTGGTTGGAGAGGATCAATCAGATGGAAACTTCTTTTGCGTGGATATAGAGAAGAAAATAGAGGACCAGTAACGTATATACAACGCGTGGCAGTTGGTGACTCCGGTTACCAAAAGCTAGTAACAGCAGGCGCCGCTTTCACAAGCGATTCTTCTGCTGCTATTAATGTTGTTACACGTAGTGGTGCTTACCCAGCATCAGACCGCCCATTGTCTGGTGTAGAAGGTAGTTTGTATCAAACCGGCCTTATTAATCCAAATGTAGAGTTTGAAG